CATTGAATTGGTTTTCCGAAGGAACGATCATTTTCACTCCTCTAGCTGCAACTTTAAGACCTCTTTCGTCAGTCATTTGACCAATGTCGATCAAAGATTGTTCTAACGAAGTTTCGTTAAGATCTGCCTGCGTAGTCAGTGTATTTTGAAAAGTACCTGCTATCGTAGGGTGAGATGTACTAAACAAGTTTACACCGTCTCCAGTTTGGAAAGCTCCCGCTCCCACTCCTGGTAAACCATTAATTAATGGTTCAACAGATTTAACTTGCTTCGCATTACTCATAGATCTTGCTAAAGCTTTCGTATATCTAGACGCAAGTCTGTCATACAAATTGTCCTCGATTGCTTCTTCAGTAATCGCGAACGCTAAAGCCACAGTCTCCATAGTGTATCTAGCTGTGAAAGTTTCTTGTGCATCATCAAAAGATACTCCTGCACCTTCCGCTTTCGTTTGTGCGTTTGCGAAACCACTTAACATTACTTCTTCTTCAAAAGCTCTGTCAGATGATTCCTCGTTATAAATTTCAGCATGCTGATTTTCATAACGTTTATACTCCAGCCCGAATAGTGCATTCAAGCCAGGTTCTAACTCTTTTACGAGTTGCGATCGTGATATTGCCATATTATGCTCCTATTATGCGCTTACAGTTCCAGTGCCAAACCATTGTGATTTGTTAGCAACAACGACTACTGTACAGAAT